ACTATTCCATCATCCGATTTGAACCCTATCTGCTGTCCAGCTCTTGGAGTGAAATTTCCTTGCAAATAGATATTCTCCGCCAAAACATTGCTCGCTTCACCGCATATATTCGTAGCCGTAGCTTCTTCCCCAACAACGATATAACAAGGCAGCGAGTATCTGTTGTAAAAGTTGTGTATCTGCTCCACATAAGAGCTAAAAATATTAGAATATTCAGTATCTGGATCTGAAATCCTTCTAACCCTAAAGAATAAAGTTCTATCGTAAATATCAGTGGGCAAGACATTCAGCCTTGAACTGCCTCCTCCATATTGCTGCACCCATGGCGATCCCCCTGGCGATACAGATCTTTCTACTATCCATGTCCCAGAACTTTGAGTCCCATCAGGCATAACCCAAGTTAACCTATTGTCGCTTCCATCAGCAAAGCTTGTAATAACTGGGATGGCTATCGGGGATATCTCCTCATAAGCACTCAACACTTCCTCTCCTGCAGATTTTATATTTCTAACTGTTATGCCTATCGATATGTATTTAGTAGCGTCATCACTTTGCAGCTCATACGAACTCCCAGTCGCGCCAGGTATCGCAATGGCATTTGTTCCACTTTGATCGTCGGCTCGGTACCATTTAAAAGTTGTACCGCTTTCAGCATCTCCTTCATCATCATTGTAGATGTATGCCCCCGTCAATGTTTTCCCAACTTCATAAATTCCTGATATACTCACATTCGTTGCATAAGGTGCTGTTTCCTGAATCAATTCACAAATATAATCAGAGTATTTAAGCTGAAAAGTTCCATCCTGCTTACTCACCGTCGAATTAAGAATACAGACCATGTTCATCGGCTTGTATTTTAATATTTTTCTAATGAACTCATTCCTTCGCCGCGACTCAATTATCGCTTGTGTGTTAATAGTTTCGCCAGCGATAATGAATGAGTGATGAAAATTGTTAATTGTGAACCCATCCTCTTTATCGACTGAATTAGCGACCAATTCAGTATAGGCTGGTTGGGTTAATCCGAGATTTGGATATACGTGAATGTCAAAAGAGCTTGCCCGTAATTGATATTCTAAAAAATCAAGCGTCAGCGTATGTTTAAACCCCCCGGGGAAACTCAACTTTCTGATTATTTCCGCTTTACGTTCATCTAATGTTAACGTTTCAGGATCATAATCTAAGCCAATCCTGCGCTCCCAATTGGTAGCGTCATTATTATTAAACATATCGTTATCCGGCAATATTGTTGCTATAAATGTCTCAAGTTCGTAAATGTAATCAGATATTGAATCTGCCTTGACATCACGCTCGCGCAAAGAATCATCCTTCCCTTGCCACGCTCGACCGGTAGGATAAAGCTGTTGAATTAATCGCCTTACATTTTCGCGTATAAAAATTATATCTCTCATAAATATTTTAGCATGCTAAAATAAGGTATTTCGCCGTTTTTGCTCGGGTTAGTCGAATCCCCTACTAAATAAGATGAAACGGGGGTGTTGTTAATTTTCAAAACAACACTATCATAATCTGTTACATAATTCAAAATAATTCGCTCAATATCATTTTTGCGCACAATATTATTAGGAATATTCCCATCCACACCCCCCTGATAAGGCCTTTTTTCAAACAAGTAATCGATAATATCTGAAACAATCTTACCTTTTGTTGTACTAGAATTATCGCTAATATTTGTAACTTCAATATCAACAGCTAATGTTACAACTGACATAACATTCAAAGCCTGAACGTCTAACGGTTTTCGCATCCTTTTCTCATCTGTCTGTGTACTGTCAGGGTCTTTTATCAATACTTCCTCAACTTCATCCAGAATCGCCTGTGTTGGCGTGCCGGATGCTTCATCAGAGTCTGAATTTTCAACAGTCGCCTCTACATATATGTCGATAATCCCAACAAATGGAGAGGGTAAATAAGGATATACGCGCCGAACCCCCTGAGCATCCTTCGCCCATGAGCGATAATCGCCAATTGACCCGCCTTGCGGCTCCCTTTTATATTCGGCTAATACTAATTCTCTGTAATCATCAATATTCTCTCCTGATAACGGAGCCGATATAATTGATGAAATTGTCACCTCATCGTGAATGCTCGCAAGGGGGTTAGTCGATGTTATTTTATCTCCAACGCTTAACTCTGTATTAAATCCGGATTCTAAGGCTCTGACTTCAAACTGACCAGTCTGTCCATCTGCCACCCAATTTATATCTAAAACATATTGGCCATCACCGTTATTTTGTTTAAAAACAGTACTTGCTGGGATTAGTTCTCCTATAACACCTCCTGTATATTCTACATTATAACGACCAGCGGTTGGTTGAAATGGGAGCCTCCCGGGTTTTAATATTCCAAATCTCAACAGCATCGCTTCAGAGCAAGTATCCGGCCAAATCTCCCGAACAGCTTCATCCTTGTATCGATAAAGAAGATAAAGAACACCCGCTAAAACTTGCGCGTCGGCTTGCACTGTCGGACCTAATTCGTTCGGATTTATACCGAACTTTTGACCGTAATCATTTAGGATGTTTTCGTATAATTCAATTAGTTTCATTCTGAAAAATCATAAGGTTCTAAATCTCCAGAAAATTCAAAATCTCCGGACGGACTAAAATCAAACGTTACAAGTGTTGATGGCAGGGGTGGGTCTGATTGAGATAATCCGTCTTCAGTTTTTAAAATTTCTTCGTTCAAATTAGCTTGCCAAACAAGAGTGAACACGCCCACATCTTCTAATGCTATATTTGCAATTATTCGATTTGGCCCCGAAATAAGCACCGTTGCATTCAGATTTCCGTATATTTTCAGCCTCTTTAAATCATCATTCAAAGATTGCTCAAGCTTTACACGTCCAACCGTGCTTAATTCTATCGTATTAATAGCCTTTTCAAAGCTTGAATTTAACCATTTTTCTGGACTATTCTGATAAAATGCTGAATTTCCCCAAAAATCTGATCTTTTTTCGCGCGGCTGCTCGGCCCCAGTTGTTGATGCTTCCACATTGCCACCTAATATCAGCGTGTAAACATATGTAAACAGGGAATGCGTCGTTTGGATGTCCTTTTTTTTGTTATAAAAAAATTTAGACCCCCCGTCAAAGCTCTCATACAATACATAGTCTATCATTTGAAAATACTTGTATTTCTGATCTTAACCCCTGCTCCTTGTGTTGCAGCGCTAATATCAGAATTGTTATTATTATTGATATTAAGCATTACATTTGCGTTTTGCGCGCGCTCTTCTGCACGTTGATTAAACACATAGTCACGATTATATATTTTGCTAGATGGAAGTGCATCCTCTTGCCCTTCATCTGTCCCGCTTGCTCCAGGTGTGCTTGCTCCTCCTTCACCTCCTAGCGAAACGCGAAAATCTCCAAGCGCATCAAGCCCCAATTGAGCCATATTGCCCACTTTACCGGGTATCTTTGCAACTAATGATAAAAGTAATTTTATTGGCGCTAACAGATAATCAAATATAAATAGACCTACGGATTTAATCCCTGTTTTAATAGCATCCCATACTGTCGAGAGCACCTCTTTAACTTTATCCCAGTTTTTTATTAGTAAAACTACTATAGCAATTAAAGCGATAACACCAATGATAATAGCACCTATCGGATTTGCAGCAATCGCGGCGTTCAAAGCCCATTGAACCGCTGTCCATGCGCCCTTTGCCTTTACCATCAGACTAATTACTTTAATAAACTTTAAAAGACTACCTACAGCCAATAACGCAGAATTTATTTTCAATGCTACATTTACCATAACTATATACCCAACCCAAGCAAGGAATATTTTTCCAGCAAAAATAACCACATCTATTATTTTATCCATATTTTTCGCGACTGCTAATAAGGCATCTTTTAATCTTTGCATCCCTTCATTTTGACTATCAGTAGAAGTCGTAGCAATTTTAAATGCTGCGCCTACTTCTTTCATTCTATTCGATAGAGAATTTGCCTTTATATCCGCTTGCTCTTGTGCATTTCCAGCGACATTTAAATTACCAGTTAATTTTTGAATTATCTCGTTTTGATTTATCAGTGTGGTAATCCATTTAGCCCCCTGAGTGTCGGTTAAATCAATTAGTTCTGTATACGATAAATTCGCTTTCGCCAGATTGTTGATTATATCAGTTCCTTTTGTAAATTGGGGGTTAAACTCTTTTTCCTGAACTTTTGAGAGTTTTGATAATATTCCAGACCACTGAGTTCCCGCTTCGGTAGGCTTCACACTTGCCTTTGCAAATCCTTCCAAAACAGCAACCGTATCCCCAAATGAGTTGCCAAATGCTCTTGACGTACCTCCAGCCTTGATCATCGCTTCTGACAGGTAGTTTATTGTGCCTGAACCTTTCTGCTGAGCAGTAGCCATAATATCTACATACTTAGCCGCTTCATCGGCTCCCGCCCCAAATTGATTCAACGCTGTTGTTAATGAATCTACGGCACCTTCCACCTCCATCGAACCTGCTTTCCCTAAAATAATAGCCGATTCAGTAACTTTAGATAAAGCCTCGGCACTTTCGAGTAATTCAGGCTTTGCCGAGCCTACCAGCTCGAATGCCTTAGCGGTATCCGCTCCAAAGATCAGTTGGCGTTTAGATACGTTTTCAATTTCCTTTGCAAAACTGTTAAATGCGCTACCCGTAACGCCCGTTATCGCTTGCAAGCTTTGCAAGCTTTTATCCATCTCGATATTTGCGTTAACAACAGTTCTTAAACCGCCAGACACCATAAACAGCAAGCCTCCAGCACCTACGAGGGTGGCTAAACTACCCATCATTCCTCTGTTAGCAGCGGAATAGCTGTTAGTTGCTAACTTCGCCCGCTTCATTGCCAATTCCGTGCGTTTTCCAAACGAAGAAGTTGCCTTAGACATTCTCTTCACAGGAGCAGTAATCTTGTCAACTGCCGAAAAAACTGATTTTATAGAAAAATTGGCCATTTATTTACTAGTGTTCGATATCTGCCTCTTAATCTCGTTATAATAAGAATATATTCCAAGACAATCGACGTCATCATAATACATTTTCATAGCCTCAAAAGGGCTAATCTTTAGTTCTAAACATACCGATAAAACTACCGGGTCAATGTCGCCCGGGGGGGTTACAAAAAATAACCGACAATCTTTTGTAACAGTGAAAAATCAGAGGAATCAATTTTATTTACAATACCCCTGACCTCGCCAGACAACACGTGAATGTATCCTGTGA